TGAGGATTCTTACTAAAGAACAACTTACTTTTATAAAATCGAAATTTGAAACTGGAGGAACAAAATGAGTGTCGTTCAAGAACCTGAAGTGAAGTGGACGCCCAATCAAATGGTGGAAGTGATTCTCAATGAACCTGATGATTTTCTCAAGGTTCGTGAGACATTGACACGTATTGGAGTCGCATCGCGGAAAGAAAAGAAAATTTATCAATCTTGCCATATTTTACATAAGCAAGGTAGGTATTATCTCGTTCATTTTAAAGAATTGTTTGCATTAGATGGTAAACATGCAAACTTAACAGTGAATGATGTACAGCGTCGTAATCGTATTGCTCAACTTCTTGCTGATTGGGGTCTTATTACGATTGTTGATGTAAATAAGATTCAAGATATTGCTCCACTCAATCAAATTAAAGTCCTTGCTTATAAGGACAAGGGAGATTGGATTCTTGAGACTAAGTATAATATTGGATCTAAGAAAAAACGGGGAGAAGAAACAGAATGATCTACGGGGGGTTGACACCCCCCTTTTCTTATCTTATAATCCAATTAAATTCTTATAATTTAAATTATGCCACCACAAATAAAGGGTATAAATCTCACCTACATTCAGACAAAATATCCGAATTTTGAAATAGAATATATTAAATCTTGGAGACAAATTGTTAAAAACAGACTTGCTACTCTTTCCGCTTCAAATTCATCTAGTAGTAAATTGACAGGAATTAAAAAGGAATGTTCTCATTTTTTTTCAAATTTTAAATTTAATGAACAGGAATTGGGTGTAGTGCAAGATAGAGTTTCTGGTGATTTTCGTAAAAGTCTTGGACATCCTGATTGGGACCCTTGGAGATCTAAACTTCCAAAAATATTTGAAGGAGTTGAAATTGACAATAAAAGAATGTTGACTATTTTTGAAACATCTGCGGATACTGATGAACCAATTTCAATAAGTAAAGTTCCTAAAACTCAAACATTCACTGTCATAGTTTCATCTGATAATGGAGAACAAGTTTTTAGATGGACTGGAGTTCCAAAAGATCTAGCTATGACATCTATTTCTGAACTTACAAAAGCACTTGCATAAAACCGAATAAAAAGGTAGGGAATTCAACACTCCCTTTTTTATTCTTTCTGTTATAATTATATACGGACGCCGAAAGGGTCTACAAAACACAAACTCGCTTTTAAAGGAGCTACTATAATGACTAACCTCACAAGGTACACTGCTGCAGATCTTCCTGCCTTAATGGAGAGGATTACTCGCAATAGCATTGGAATGGACGATTATTTGGATCGTATTTTTAATTTACACGAATCTTCGACAAATTATCCACCATATAATTTGATTCAAATAAATAATGTTGAATCTCATTTAGAACTTGCACTTGCTGGATTCAAAAAAGGAGAAGTAAATGTATACACAGAGTATGGAAAACTTTTTGTCGAAGGACAAAAGGCAGATTCCGAATCGGATAGGACGTTTATCCACAAGGGAGTGGCTAGCAGAAGTTTTAAACGAGCGTGGACTCTATCCGACGACACAGAAGTACGCGAAGTCACATTTGAAGACGGACTTTTACGGATCGTACTTGGGAAAATAGTCCCAGAACATCATACTCGTAAAGATTATCTCTAAATAGAACTGAATATCGTCGGCGCAGGGAGGTAACTGGCAAAAACCCAGTTGACACCTCCCATTTTCTTTGGTACAATGAGATGAGGAACCTATTTAAAAATGTCAACTAAACTAGCGTTATTAAAGTCTGGAGATTACATTATTTCTGATGCAAAAGAATTAGTATCTGATGGAAAAATTCAACAATATTTGTTTTCTAATCCACATAAAGTTACTTTAAATACTCCCATTATGTTAATGGAGACTAATGGTGGAGATAATTCTGAAAGTTCAATAAGTGTTACATTATCTCCGTGGATTATTTTGTCCGATGATAAAGACGTTATTGTTTCTCCTGATTGGGTTGTAACTATTGTTGAACCGATCGATACTCTAAAAGAAATGTTTGAGGAAAAGGTAAATGGAAAAGAATGTGAAGTGTCTTCTATTGAAGGTTGATACTGTTTTAATCTCTGAAATAATTGAAATTGATGCTCAACTTGGCGATCCTAATTGTAAATTGATCAATCCTTGTTTATGGAAGAAAAGAGAATCATCTGATGAATTTTATCTTGAACCATGGATAGAAGCATCTAATCAAAAAGAACTTATGATCAGATCTGAAGATATTTTAACTATTGCAGATCCAACTCCAGAAGTTATTGAAAAGTATCTTGAACTAACTACCTAATGTCTCTTCGTTTCTATACTAATGTTCAAATGGTCGGAGATCACTTTCTTGTCCGTGGTTATGAAAATGGAAATCATTTTATGACCCGCGAAAAGTTTTATCCGACTCTTTTTATCCCTTCTAATAAAAAAACTAAATACCAAACTTTAAATGGTGAATATGTAGAATCAGTCCAACCAGGTACAGTACGTGAATGTAGGGAATTTGTTAAAAAATATGAGAATGTAGAGAATTTTAAGATCTTTGGAAATACACAATACATTTATCAGTATATCTCAGACATTTATCCTGAAGAAGAACTTAAATTTGATATTAATAAAATTAAAGTAACTACGATTGATATTGAGGTTGCTTCTGAAAACGGATTTCCAGATGTAGAGTCGGCAGCAGAAGAAGTTCTTTTGATTACCATTCAAGATTATTCTTCAAAGCAAATTCGTACTTGGGGAAAGGGTTCATTTCAGAACCGACAAAAAAATGTTATCTATAAATCTTTCACAACTGAATATGATCTCTTAAATGATTTTATTAATTGGTGGATGATTGAAACTAATACACCAGAAGTTGTAACTGGGTGGAACAGTAAATTGTATGATATTCCATATCTTGTCCGTAGAATTGATAGGGTTCTTGGTGAAAAGTTAATGAAACGAATCTCTCCCTGGGGACTTGTGACAGAAACTGAAACTTATATTTCTGGACGTAGACATATTTGTTATGATGTTGGAGGAATTTCACAGTTAGACTATCTCGATCTTTATAAAAAGTTTACTTATAAAGCACAAGAGTCTTATCGTCTTGATTATATTGCTGAGGTAGAACTTGGTCAGAAAAAACTTGATCACTCAGAGTTTGATACGTTCAAAGACTTTTATACTAAGGGTTGGCAAAAGTTTGTAGAATACAACATTGTTGACGTAGAACTCGTTGACCGAATGGAAGACAAGATGAAGTTGATTGAACTTGCTCTTACGATGGCATATGATGCTAAGGCGAATTATGATGATGTATTTTCGCAAGTAAGAATGTGGGATACAATTATTTACAATTATCTTAAAAAAAGAAATATTGTAATTCCCCCTAAAGAACGTTCTGATAAAGATTCTAAGTATGCTGGCGCTTATGTAAAAGAACCAATTCCTGGAATGTATGATTGGGTTGTTAATTTTGATTTGAATTCACTTTATCCTCACTTGATCATGCAGTTTAACGTAAGTCCAGAAACTCTTGTCGAAGAAAAACATCCAACAGTTACGGTCGATAAAATTCTGAATCAAGAACTTACGTTTGAACTTTATAAAGATTATGCAATATGTCCAAATGGTGCTATGTTCCGTAAGGATGTTCGTGGTTTCTTACCTGAACTTATGGAAAAGATTTATAAAGATCGTACTGTTTATAAAAAGAAAATGATTCTTGCAAAACAAGAATATGAGAAGAAAAAAACAAAAGAACTTGAAAAGGAAATTGCAAGATGTAACAACATTCAAATGGCACGAAAGATTCAACTCAATTCTGCCTATGGTGCTATTGGTAATCAATATTTTCGTTACTATAAATTAGCAAATGCCGAAGCAATTACTTTATCGGGTCAAGTTGCAATTCGTTGGATTGAAAACAAACTCAATCAATATTTGAATAAAGTACTCAAAACGAAAGATGTAGATTATGTTATTGCTTCTGATACTGATTCTGTTTATCTTAACATGGGTTCTCTGGTTGAATGTGTATACAAAGGAAGAGAGAAAACTACTGAAAGCATTGTTTCGTTCCTTGATAAGGTCTGTAAGGTGGAACTTGAAAAGTATATTGAAGGTTGCTACCAAGAACTGGCTGAGTACGTAAATGCTTATGACCAGAAGATGCAGATGAAGCGCGAAAACATTGCCGAGCGTGGAATCTGGACTGCAAAGAAGCGTTACATTCTGAATGTTTGGGATAGTGAAGGTGTTCGCTATGAAGAACCTAAACTCAAAATGATGGGTATTGAAGCAGTTAAATCATCAACTCCTGCACCTTGTCGCAAGATGATTAAAGATGGTCTTAAATTGATGATGAACGGAACTGAAGATGATGTAATTAAATTTATTGATAAATGTCGTGAAGAATTTAAAAAACTTCCACCAGAACAAATTTCTTTTCCAAGAACTGCTTCTGATGTTCGTAAATATCATTCATCATCAGATATTTACATAAAAGGGACACCTATTCATATTAGAGGAGCATTGCTTTTTAATCATTACATAAAGCAAAAAAAATTAAGTAAAAAATATTCTCTTATAGGTAACGGTGAAAAAATTAAATTCATATATCTAAAAAAACCAAATATTATTCATGAAAACATAATTTCTTTTATTCAGGATTTTCCCAAAGAACTTGGTCTTGACAAGTATATTGATTATGAATTACAATTTGAAAAGAGTTTTGTTGAACCATTAAAATCAATCTTAGATTCAATTGGATGGTCTGTAGAGAAGAATGTTAATTTGGAAAGTTTTTTCTTATGATACAGTTACCAATAAATGAAAGAGAGTTAGATTATATAATTAAAATATTGGAAACTCGCAATCCACAACTTTATGCTAAGTTGTGGTCACATAAATTAAATAAATTAAAGGAAGGAAAAAATTAATGGATTTTCTTAAAGATATTGTAAAAGAAATTGGTGGTGAGTATACACAACTTGCTTCCGACATT